CGGAATCCTCCTTGCGTCTTCCTGTAAAATTAGCCAAGTCATTTTGCTTGGAACAAGCTCCGTTCTTTTTCCTCTTCCTTTTCCGGTTCCTGAATCAACTGGCCAGCTAGATAGTAGTGGAAGGCGTTACCCCGTTTGCCGGTTCCCGTTCTTTCGACCTCCCTAAGCTTCATCAACGCTCTTAAGGCTCGTGACATGATTCGACCTTGCCCTGGGATTGCCATGTGGATCTCCTTCTCCTGGGCGCCAGGTTGCTCTTCTAAAAATTCTATTATCTGGGGCTTAAAAATTTCAATCTCTGCATCCATTCGCGTGCCGATCTTCTCGATCCACCCGTCCTTTCCGTCCGAGATAGCGATTTCGTCGAAATTACGGCCCCCTCTTTGATCGGTTCTCAAAATGCGTTGGGTGCTTTCCGATAAGCGTTTGAGATGAAGATAGGTATAGGCGAGACCCCGAAGCCCAGTGCTTCCAATCGCAGAGTCGAGATCGTCCCTGCTCTCCTTTCCCGCGTGATGCAAAAACATCACATGGCAGCCTTGTTCTTTAGCTGCGCTCAATAGAGGCTCTGTCGCGTTGTTAATTTCCGAGTAGTCGTTAATATTTTGAAACCTGAAGACTTTTTGCAGCGTATCGACGATCAATAGCTTAACTCCGTTTTTACCTACCTGTTCCATGACCCACTTTTGCGCCTTGACCGGCGCCCGCCCCGTATGGATAAAAATCGGGTCGCTGTCTTTAAGGCCGAATATCTTAAAAACGTCCCTCATCTCGTCGTGCGTGGCGTCTAAGGAGAGGTAGGCGACTGGACCTTGAGTTACCCCCCGGGCCAAAAAAGGATAGCCGCGGGCTATGGCGATGGCCAGATTAGTGGCGAGAAAAGATTTACCTACCTTCGGCTTTGCTACCAGGATGGAAGCCACCCCAGCCGCCAGGCAATCCTCCCATATCCATCTTTGAGGGTCTTCGGGCTTGCTTAAAAAGTCCTTTGCGTTTAAAAACTCCGGCCAGAACTCCGGCTGTTGGTTCGGGGGTCCAAGTCCGTTCCTCCGGGCGAGCTCCGCCTGGGCTGATCGCCGCTCCTGGATAAGGGAGACAATAACCAGGTGCTCGGCGCCATGAACCTGGCCGAAATTGACCTGCTCCTCTAAGGATCGAATATGGATTTTTAGCTCGTCGGAGCTAAACGAATCAAAATCGGGATGAGCCTTTATTGTTGGAAGATCATCCGACATGATGAACTCTAAGGGTTAATGATTGCTGCCGGTGAGATTCTACATAACGTGCTGCTCTGCGGATTACAATAGGATCGTCTCTAAGTTGCCCAATACCTCTATTACAACCATCGCATAACAAATCTCTAATTTGTTTTGTTATATGGTCGTGGTCAACTACCAGTTTTTGCCCTGAACAACCACAAGCTGCGCACTTATTATTTTGTTTGGCTAGACGGCTTTGGTATTGTCTAATTGTAATTCCATACTCCCGCTTTAAACGCACTCCTCTAACTTTTTCAGGATTTGCCTCTCGGTACGTTTTCCTGCAGGCCTTAATTTTTTCTTTATTTAGATGATAATATTTGACTTTGCGCAATCTTGAACATGGTCGGCAATCTCCGTGATGATTGCGTCCGACCAGGCTAATATCATGTCCACGTTTACAATGAGATTTGATAGACAGCATTTCCACCTCTCAGTAGTGTGGTCTGGGGTGCTGAGAACACCCCAGACCCGGTTGGACTTCTTCGACCGGCTGCGCGACCGGCCAGGATGAAAATGAGAATAAACGAAGAGCGGGGAAGATGTCAAGAAAAGAAATAATTCACTTGTAAATATATGTTGACAACGGGTTTTGAATATAGTAAAGGAATTGGCGTGGATGACCAGCCTAGAGCCCGTTCCATCCGTTGCGCTGATACCATCTGGGGTAAGTTAAAGATCCTCTCTTCAGCCCGTAGGGAAAAAATGTCCCTCACTCTCGCTTATTTGGTTGCCGCAGAGTGGGAAAGGCTTCAGTCAAATAACTGGGAAGATAAGGGTGGGCAAATTATATGGCCGATGTCGGAGCAAGAAAAGCATGGACGAAGAAATTCTAAGGCAAAAACTAGTCGTCGGACGTAAGTTGGTCGCAGACCTCTGTGATCGCGCAAATCGGGGAGCGGTAGAAGCATTGATTACAGCTTTTCGTAACAACACTCACCTTGCCAGCCTCCCGGAGATAATCAATGACCCCGACGGCTACGTGTTCACAGAAGTGATGCTCAAGGCAGCCACGGGAGGTAAGGCTATAGAAGCGTTGGGCGATGTCCCAAGTGAAATCAACCGGCGAGATGCCATGATATATACCATCGGCCTTTATGTCGGCGTGTACCTATCGGAACTCGGAAAGGCGAAAATCATACTGAGGACAGGGGGAACAGATGGCTAAGCAAGAATCTCTTGAGGGGATGGAATTACCGGATGCGATCCCGGAAATTACTGCAGCGGCAGAAGCCTACGTGGAGATTCGAGATGCAAGGTTGCTCGCGTTGCGTGAGGAAACAGTAAAGAAGCAAGAGTTGTTGGACCTCATGCACAAGCACGAGTTGCTCACCTACCGGGACGGCGATATGGTGGTTACCATCGAACCTAAGGAGAAGATCAAAGTGAAAGTGGGGGACGGGGAGGAAGAAGAAGGCGAGTAGTGGCAATCGAGATTATTAGTCGCCGTGAGCATCTGAAGGTGTGTGAAAACTTGGGGATTAACTGGCTGGAGATTTATAAGCCCCTTACGGGCAAAGAACTTAAGCGACGTGAATCGCTCTATCGTGACCGAAAAGAAAAGTTGCACACGACAGTTAATGGTCGCGGTAAAGTCGCGCGATTGACTAGGAAAAAATGAACTACAACCCCATTAAGGAAGGGTCTAAAGGAATTTCATGAATGACAAAGTGACCCACTTGAACGTCGAGCGGGCCATCAAGGCTGGCGACTCCCGGCTAGTCTCTCCGCTGGAACAGCTCAAGGATTTGGTGCAGGAGATCGAGACCGGCAAGATAAATCCCGATCAGGTTTTTGTTGCCATGCTCACCTTCGACAAGGAAGTTCCCGGCCGCTGGAAAAGCAACTGGGTGTGCGCCAACATGACGATGCGCGACATCATTGCGTTGCTTGAGATTACCAAGGACAATATCCTTCATGGCCAATAGCGTTGCCAAGAGAGCGGCTATTTTTGGGCGCTTAAGTCTGGAAGCGATTGAGACCATTGTCCAACGCTTCGAGACCGAGTTCCAAGCAAACAAAATTCCCCTTGCGCTCAAAAACGGCCGGAACTGTACCGTGTGCGCTTCGGATTACCGAAGCGAGGTAAACCGCAAACTCCTCGAGGGCGACTTCTTCAGCCACATCGAAAAAGACTACGGACTCAATAGTCTCTACATCGGTTGGCACTATGAAGAGCACCTCATCCCGGTTGTCGCGCCCGAGATTAAGGCAAGTCTGTTGGACCTCGCCAAGCGGGTAATTGCCTACAGCCCCTTCCCCTTGAACGGCGCCGAAGATCGGCAAATCCGATGGTGCCTCAATCAATACCTCTTGGCCCGGAGTCTGCTTTTGGACGACGTGGCCTCGCCGGCGGAGTCGGAGTTGAAGCGGAAAAGCCTCATGTCCTACGTGACTGTGATCGGGCAGATCCGCGATACCGCCGTCTTGCTTCATCAGGTCAAGGCAAAAAAGCCCGGACAGGACGAGCTCGAGGATTTGGTTTCCGGGGAGCAACAGAAAGTTTTGGAAGATGCACGTAAAAGGCGGCAACTAACAGGAGGAGAAAACGATGGCGAAAAAGGACGAAGTGTTGGGGAAAATCTTGGCGAGCAAGGGACAGGCACCACAGGGAGCCCAAAGCGGGGAGAGCCTAGCACCGCAGCCGGGGCCTGATTCAATACTTCCCGAGCTTGAGCAGGCCCTTGCCGATAAGGATGCTCATATTAACCGTCTCCTTAATCTGCTAATCCGTATCCGTCCTCACATCGCCATTCGCAACGGCATGGGGCAGGTTTCTAAGGAGTTCTGTACCGGCTGCCAGGGCGGGCACAAGAAGAATTGTCCCATGCCACAAATTTTGGCAGAAATTGAGGAATGAAGAATCCTTTCCAGTTGTATAGAATGTCCCTGCGGGCGGGTGATTTGGAGGCTGAGATGAACGACGATTTGAGATTGCTCAACCCCCCTCGATGCGCGACCTGCAAGAGTTGGGATCAGAGATATCCACAGAATAAAGACACAGGCGTTTGTAGGCGAATGGGGGCAATTCAATTCGACAAAGAAGTGGCGGTCCTTGTTGTAACAGACGATTCCCGCCCGACTTCCGATTTCAGCGCCGTTCGCACGCGCTCAAATTTTGGGTGCAAACAGCACTCGGATTTTTTGCTTACTCAATATGAGGTGTAGCTAAGATGAAAATCGTCACCGAACCTGAGTTTTTCGCCCGGCTGAAAGAGAAGCTGGACAGCATTGTCAGTCCACCTAGCCCCATTGATCCCCTTGAACACCGAAGCGTAATGATCCGTTCCGTCATGGGACCGGGGCGCTCGGGGGCTATCGCCAGCGTGTACGCTTCGCACTACTTGGGCGCCATCTGGCTCCCGGCCATGATGAGGGTCGTTCCGCAGGTGCTTCGTCCCGTGCTTGTGATCGACGCTGCGACCATGAGCGGTGCGAGCCTGCGGAAACTAGCCAACCGGGTAAAGGCCGAGTTTCAGCTCGCCCTCTTTGAAGAACCCCCGCGGGTGAGATTCTGGTATGAAGAGAGGGAGCGGCCCGGCTTGGAGGTTATTTCCTACGGCGGAAAGTGCGGGGTCTGCGGTTTCGAGTACCGGGAGTATCAGGGGCACATCATTCCGTGCCCGAGATGCGAGTTGGAAGAGCTGAAACGCGATAATCTTGTTCTTCAAGTCTAACAAGGAGGTTCCCCATGGAGAAAGTCTACGTTGAGAAGTTTGTGACGTTCAGTTATATTTCGATGCAAGGCTGGTCGGCGTACTACTGGGACTCGCCGCCAAGCGGGATGCAGTATTACCGGCTGAAAATTCCCGTTCCCGAAGAGTTGGTCGGTCAGACGATTGAGCCGGAGATGTCGGGACCGGAGATTAAGATTGACTGATGGCTCTTAACGTCGAAGAACTCAGAAACTCGCTCGGCCAATATTATCTTGCCATAAATTCTGGCTACCAGTGGTTTGACTATCAGCAGAACACCATCATCCCAGCCCTTGAGGATCTTGAGCGTCGGGAAATTTTGAGGCTGGCGATTTTTATGCCACCTGGTGACTCAAAATCGGATATTGCCACTCGAACATTTGTGCCGTGGTACTTAGGCAGGCATCCAGACCATAATGCGATGGTCTGCTCCTACTCGGCCGACCTCGCCAGCGATGACTTCGGCGCAAAAATCAAAGCCAGGATGCAGAGCGACCTGCACCTTAAAATTTTCCCCAATTCCAGATTGACCCAAGACAGCCGTAGCAAAACGCACTTTACGACGAAAATGGGAGGAAACTTTTACTCAGTCGGTTACAGCGGTGGCATCGGAGGCAAGCGGCTGGATTGCTTTCCCGCGGGGACGATGGTCACGACCGATCAGGGGCAAATAGATATTGCTGCGCTGTACAACGCGGATAACAAGCCGAAGGTGCTCGGCTTCAATCATGAGCGCGGCATCGTCGAGTGGCGAGCCATTCGAGCAACTAGGAGGGTTTTATCGCATGATCTCGTTGAAATTAGAACAACCAGCAATAGACGAATCGTATGCACGGCAGATCATAGGATCTACTGCCGTGAATCCGGTTACAGGCCGGCGATTAGTTTACGACCAGGAGATACCCTTTCCGCGACGTTTGTCACGCCACAACAAAAACTGCGCAACATGTGGGCGACCGATACATCGGGGGCGAAACTGCCGGGAATGTTATCAAGCGACACGCCGAGAGGGGATAGTAGTCGAACTGGTTTGCGCCTTCTGTGGGACGCGGTTCAAAAAACTCCGGGCAGAATACGAGAAGCAGCTTCGGCGTGGTGCCAGATTCTTTTACTGCACACATGCTCACTCCATAGCGCACTACTCGGCAAAATATCATCATCAATGCAGTTATTGTCATGGACGCGCACGGTCGGGCTGGAAATACTGTTCGCGGGTCTGCCAACGAGCGGCGCAGGCTGCGTTGAGACCAAAGCGGACATGCCCTCAATGCGAACAGGAGTTCGCCCCAAGAGGGTCGCGGACGATCTTTTGCTCTCGCTCCTGTGCGGACAAGGCTCATTCTTTAAGAATGAGAGGGGCTGGGAATTCTCATTTCAAGACCGGAACGAGCTACGCCAAACTGTACGAGTTAATGCGCCCGTTGATCCTGGAACGGGACGAAAATCGCTGTATCGTTTGTCAAGCCTCAGAGGGAGTGATTTTGGTTCAATGGCGCGGACAACTGATAGTCCGAACGACTCTGATTATCCATCACATAGACGAGAATCCGACGAACAATCAGCCAGAGAACCTTGTGACGATTTGCAAGACATGCCATGCGGTTCATCACAAATCCAAGGAGACTCCGTGGCCGCGGTTCGCAGATTACGCACGGCAAAAGTCCCTGTCTATGACATCCAAGTGGAAGGGACAAATAACTTCTTTGCAAACCAAGTACTCGTGCATAATTGCCTGATAATGGACGATCTGATCAAAGATTGGGTAGACGCCGAAAGCGAGACTATCCAGAACACCTTATTTGACACCTATACCGGATTACTGAAGGATCGTCTAAAACCTAAAGCGGTGATTGTCATGTGCGCTCATCGCTGGACGCAACGGGATATATACGCCCGGATACTTGAGCACGATGGCACAGTCGATCAGGGAGGAGATTGGTTCGTAATAACCCTACCGGCTGAAGACCCGCAGAACCCCGGAAAGTATCTTTGGGAAGAGTATCACGGGAGAAAACACTATGAAGATTTCAAAAAGAAAGAAGGTAAAGTTTGGTGGGCGAAGTTTCAGCAGGACCCTTCAGCCTCTCAGGCGTATAAATTCAAGGAAGAGTGGTTGAAGTTTTATGACATTCCCATCCCGCCGGGTCGCTACAACACTTACATGATCGTGGACCCGGCAGGGGCGAAGGGGAAGAAGTCCGACTATACTTCAATCCACGTATGGGCGGCCGGCCAGGACAAGAAACTTTTCTTGGTTGATTGGATTCACGACCGACTGAACCCCAAAGAGCGGGTGGAAGCGATCATGCGCCTAACTCGACAGTGGAAACAGCAACAGACGATCTACGAAGAGTACGGCCTATTGAGTGATACCTATTACCTGACTGAGAAAATGCAGGAGGAGGGCTTCGATATCAGAGTCTATCCTGTGCCGGTTGGCCGGAGCGGACCCCGGCATAATTTGTCGAAAGATTTGCGGATTGACGCGATTGTTCCATTTTTCTCAGAGGGGCGGATTTACCTGCCTCGGACCTGTATGCGAAAAATCTACGATGGCCGCACCGTGGATCTCACTAAGCGGTTCATCGACGAAGAATGCAAGCTCTTCAAGGGCGTCGGCTCGATCGCGCATGAAGACGACCTCGATTGCATGTCCCGGCTTTTGGAGCCCGAGCTGGTAATTACCTACATGGAGAATGAAGAAAACATCGGGCGAAAGAAGTCCACTGGCGGGCAGAAGGTGGTTGGAGGCTGGGAGGCGGTATACGCGCTCCTCGTATCCATCATGGGGTTATTGTCGTTATGGGTCTAAAAACTGCGAAGGGAAGAATTCAACATGCTGCTTACATGCGTAATTGGAAAGACCAGAAACGCAAGAAGTTGGCAGAACTACTAGCTTCTGGCAAACCGCTACCGATAAAAACCTGCAAAAAATGCGGCCAATCAAAGCCAATTTCAGAATTCTATGTCGGTTACTACTTTTGTATTCCCTGCCATAATCAACGAAGCATCCACTGGCAGAAAGAAAATCCGAAAAGAACCGCGCTATCTAATCTTCGATCATCACGGAAGAACAAGGCAAAACGCTATCGGGCAGCAACTATGTGGAAAAAGGCGAATGCTAGGAGGCACGCAGAACTTAATCGGCGGTGGAAATTGCGACACCCAGAAAAAGCACGTGCTTTACGTAAAGCATCGAAGGCCCTGCACCGCTCTCGACTTTCTCAAGCTCAAGGCCGAGCAAGCGCACAACAAATCAGGAACCGTATGGCAATGTGGGGTAATCGCTGCTGGATTTGTGGCGATCCAGCAGAAGAGATTGACCACGTAAAGCCTTTAGCTAAGGGTGGCTCAAACTGGCCTGCCAACCTGCGCCCGATCTGCGGGAAATGCAATCTAAAAAAAGGCTCTCAATGGCCTTTTAAGAAAGCGGCATAACTGGGAGGAGGAAGCTAATCCGCAATTTCTCCTTGACAAATCTCAAATATCGTTTTATTGTCCTGCCAAATGCCATTATCGGTTTCCCGAACAGGACTTTTCCTTTTAGGAGTCCATTTTGCCAGAAACTGACGCCTTTCAGGATACTCCCGGAACTTCAGAAGTAGGCCCGCAGATCGACGCGGGCAGTTATCCGCAAAACAGGATTGTCACTTGGATACAAGGCGAGATCAATACCTCCCGTACCCACGTCGAGAAGTGGCGCAAGGAGGCCAAGCAAGCCTACCGCTTCCGGGATGGCAAGCAACTTTCCGACGAAGACTTAAAGAGTCTCATCGACCAGCAACGCCCTCACAACGCTTTCAATACCGCACAGAAGTTCATCCGGTTTGTCGCTGGCGTGGAAGCTTACTCACCGGAAGCCTTGATTTTCGAGCCGATAGATGAGTCCGATGAAGTCCAACAGTCCGTTGGGGAGTTTGTAACTCGCACCTACGATTGGGCCATCACCAAGAGTTATGGCAACTTCAACCGGGCACGGTCCTTCGAGGATCTCGTAGTGACCGGGATGGGTTGGGGTGATTACTACATCGACCGTGGGCGCGACCCGCGCGGGCTACCGGGTTCCTGCCGGATTCCATACGATGAGATGTGGTGGCCGCTCTGCTCCAATCAGAACTTGATGGGCACTCGTTGGCGCGCCCGCGAGAGCCTGATTGACCGCGAAGAGGCCCTAGCCCGATGGCCGGACAAAGAATTACTCATTCGAGCCGCAACTGTGTCTGGGGGCGAGATCCAAAACCGACCCGAGGCCGAAAGCACCATCCAGTATATTATTCCTTACATTCAGACCAAGCCGATTGAGGATAGCAGCCAGGGCGACCCGACGAAGGGCAAACTCCGCATCATGGAGTTTCAGTGGTACGACGACAAGATGGGGTACTACTTTTTTGACCCGCTGGAGGACGACGACATTTGGCTGCCCGACGATCAGTTCCGCACCTACGGCAACCGCCTAAGCAGGATTCTCGGTAAGTCGATCACCGATTACGTCCGCCAGTCGCGCAAGGTCCACCAGAAGGTCTTTCTCTTGAACCAGAAACACCAACTCGGCGACGTGATGCAGCTTCCGGGCAACCGCTTCACTTTCAACTGCATGACCAGCCATTGGGACGAGGAAGAAAAAGTTTTCTATGGCTACATGCGGATTCTTATAGATCCAAGTCGTTACGCTAATAAATTTTTCAATCAGGTCCTTGAGATTATGGGCCATCAGCCCAAGGGCGGAATCCTCTATGAAGAGGGGGCGATCAAGCCCAAGCAGGTAGACCTGTTTGAGGCGAATTACGCAAAGCCGGGCACTTCTCAGGAAGTGGCTCCAGGGGCTATTTCTGGCGGCAAAATCAAAGACAAGCCGGTTCCGATACTTCCTCAAGCGTCTATGGCCGTGATGGAGTTCTGCATTAAGACAATGGAGAACGTATCTGGCTTCTCGCCCGAGAGCGCCTGGGGTCAGAGCGGCGCCAACGTGCCGGGGATTACAAATAAACAGAGGCAGCGGGCGAGCTTGCTGCTTTTGAGCAAGGAGTTTTCTTCGCTTTCCCTCTACCGGATTGAGGAAGGCGAGATTATTTTCGAGCAGCTAAAAACCCTGTCCGATGATCGCCTTATCCGAGTCGGCAAGCCGTTCGAGAGCGAGGTCATCCAGCTGGCCCGCGAGCCCTTCTTGTTAGAATATTCCCTCAACTTGGACGACACCGAGCGCGATCCGAATATCCGCCACCTTTACACGGAAAACGTGCTGGCCATCGCTCCGACCTTGATTCGTATGGGGAAATTCATCCCGGAACTGCTCGACTATATGATCTTACCTGTAAAAATTCGTCAGGTATTGAAGAAGGCGATAAGGGATCAGGCGCAGGCTGAAATGCAAATGTCTCAGATGGGTATTCAAAAAGGTGGTCGTGGCTCCCCGGTTACGCCACAGGAGCGGGCAGCGAAGGTTCAGAAAATTCAGGCGGATACGCAGGTTCAACTGGCACGGGCCAGCCGGATCAAAGGCCAGCAGACCAGAGACCAGATCAAAATCATTCTGGAAACGCTTGTTGCGGGCCACAAAGCCAAATTGGATCGGGATAGCCAGGGGGCCGAGCTCGCGGCCAAGGCGTTGGAGCTGTTTGACCGAGCGCGTGGCATCGTGCCACTTGAGCAGCAGAATAAAGAAGCAGCCAAGCAAATAGAGGGGAGCGCGGCATGAACGGCCAAGCAACAATCCTTGATGCTCGGGGACAGGCCATAGGCCAAGAGCCTGAACAACAGCAGGGCATAGCCCAGGACTCCAATGTGCCCAAAATGATCGGGCTGCATGTGGCCCAACAGATTGCCAAGGCGGTTGCTGCCGAGATGGAGGATTACGTGAAGCGTAACGCCGTTCCATCGGGTGAGTTGCATGTCAACATCGTTAGTTTCAAGAAAAAAAATAAACTGCGCGTTACCCTTTGTCGGCAGAAAAATAACATCAGGATCATCGGGACACCTTTGCGCGAGATAGACATAGAGTGGGATCTCAAACCTTAGTAAGGGGGAGTTAAGATGAGAAAACTGACCACTATTTTTTTTCTTCTATCACAAACATTTGATTGGATCGAACAGAAGCAAAACTAAAGGAGGTTATTATGCCGCCAGAAGAAACAGATCCCAATGCTCCAGTAAAGCTGGAAGCACCAAAACCAGATGAGCAGCCGGTTCATCCCTTGGATCAGATATTCAAGGACGAGGGGGGAGATCAGCTTCACCTTGAGCATCCGACCCTAGATGCGGGGATCGAAACCCCCGCCGAGACCGCACAGCCAGCCCCAGCCGAAGCGGCACCGGCAGAAACCTCCAAGGAAGAACCGCCTAAAGAACAACCTCCCAAAGAGGAGCCTCCAAAGGAGCAACCCCCGGTAGAAGCCAAGCCCCACCCAAAGGGACCCTCCTGGAAGCAGATGAAGGAGCTTCAAAAGCAGCTCAAGGAGGCAAACCAGGCAAAGGAGGCGGCTGAACAGAAACTCAGTCAGCGTCCACCAGCAGAAACGCTCCTAGACGAGGAGCTGCCCATTGAGGATCCCCTTACCAAGGTCACCAGAGATGTCGGGGATGTCAAGGCAACTGTCGCGCAGACCGCCGAGGAGCTAAAGCGCCTGCGAGCAAATCAGGAGCAGCAGGCGGTAACGGAACAAATCAAGGTCGAGGAATCTACCTTCAGCCGGGATCATGCAGATTACCCAAAGGCCGTGCAGTTTCTTGTCGAAAAGCGGCTTTCCCACTACGAAAAAAGCGGTCGGGTAGAGCGGGCGGCTACTTGGGAGATGGGGAACCGGCGTGAGGTGATTGAGCGGTATGCGGCAGAGACTGGCAAAGACCCAGATGACGAAGAGCAGCTATACGAGGCCGCGCGCGAAATGGTAGGACGAATTCTGATTGAGCAGGACCGCTTGGAGCTTATCCGGGATTGCCGCGAAACAGGTCGGAGCGTGCCGGGTATAGTCTACGATCTCGCCGTGGATTTTGGCTATCAGACCGATGGGGCGACCAATCCGGCTGCCCCCGCGCAGCCGCCAGCCAAGCCAGCCGCTCAACAGCGCGTGAAGCGGGCAAAGGAGCAGGAGGCGCAGGCAATGAGTCTGTCGGTCATGCAGAGCGGAGGGGGGGCACCACCGGCGGAGATCACCTCCAGGAAGCAGATCCTCGAAATGGACGAAAAGGAACTGGACCGCTACATGCTAGACAAGGAGAAGGCTGGCGACCCACTGTGGTTCCAGAGGTTGTCAGAGTAAGGAGAAAAACAATGGATGCTGTTCCTATCAGGCCATACTTTAAGGCAGTCACGGATAATACCGTCCATCAAGTTTTAGCAGCCAACGCCCGCGTGAGGCATATCCTGTGGCACAACGACGACGGCGCTGCTCGCTTTATGCAGATTTTCAGGCGATTGGCCGCCGATGTGGTGCTCGGAACAACCGTACCCGATTTGGTCATACAACTCGGAGCAGACGCCACAGACGTTTTTCCCTTCGGCGATACGCTCATTAGCCCTTTTTCTTTTGCGATTACGACAACGCGGGGCGGATCAACTGCTGGCACAGCGTCCGATGTGATGATTGCATTGTGGAGTTAGGAGGACCTGATCGCAGGAGGGGGGGTCAAAATGGCATTTCCTTGGACAATCGACAGAGACAATTTAACTCAGTGTTTTGAATATACCGCCTCAGGCGATGTGCTCTATTGGGGGCTGGCGCAGCCTGGGTCACTCAAAAATAAACCTCAATGGCAGATATTAAAATATATCTACAGCCAGCCGAAACAGACAAGCGACATCCAGTGGGCCGATGGAGACTCAGAATTTAACAATGTGTGGGATAACCGGGCTACTCTCAATTATAGCTAACGGAGGTAAAAACAATCGTCCATACTAGCAAGTTTTGAGCCAAGATTTAACGATTCCGAAAATTTCTCTTGACACGGGGTTTTAAAACTGTTATACGAAAACCGTAAAGGCTGTTTTGCCACTTTCACAATGCTAACTAATTTTAAAACAAACGGAAGAAGGCTCATGAGGGCACGAGCCGTTCAGGTTGAAGCAGACCACTGCCCTCCCTCGTTTGCCGGGTTCTCGTCAAACTCGACGGGGTTAGCTGGCGCCCCTCCAAAGGCGAGTGCGGTCCAGATGCGGGACCTTTAAAGCGGCATCCTCGGTCGTGATCGGCGACCGTAAAAACTCGATCTCTCGGTGCCGGACCTACCGTGTCTAGTGGTCCCTGGGAAGGAAGCTGCCTTCCGGTGAGTTTTTGGCTGACCACCTAAACGTCAGCAAAAAAATTCAACTTGCCCGAATGGGCACAGGAGACCAAAAATGGCAGAGACGCTTGTACCTTTAAATGACGCTACGGCTGTTGTTATTTACAGCCGATTACTGTTCTTCCAAGCCGTCCGTTCCACGGTCGCCGCCAAACTCATGGCGGTAGGACTCAAGGCGGACGACAAAACCAACTTCGTACAGATGTTCGACGAGCCCATGAAGGGGCCTGGCGATACCGTCAAGTACGATTTGATCCCCAATATCTCCGGTCCTGGTGTTCTGGGCGATAGCCCGATTGCCGGCCAGGAGGTGCCCTTCACCTGGTTCCAGGACTCTTTCGTCATCAACCAGCAACGTCAGGCCGAACTATTGGTCGGGCGCATGTCGCAGCAACGGGTTCCGTACTCGATGCGCGATGCCGGGAAGACCACCCTGGCGAACTGGTGGAAGGAGAACATCGACACTGGGCTATTGAATCAGCTCGGGGGCAACACTGCTCAGACCAATGTCGCCTACACCGGGCTTCAGGCGGCGGTAGCCCCGGACGCCGATCATCATATCTTCGGTGGCGATGCGACCAGCGAGGCAACCCTGGATTCCTCGGACACCTTTTCGGTGAACCTGATCCCGGAATTGATCGCCAAGGCCCAGGGAACGCTCACTTGGCCGATCAAGCCGGTAGTGCTGAAGGGCATCGAGGTGGCAGGGATTTTATTCCTGCATCCCCTTCAGGTGAAGGCGCTCAAAACGAATTTCACCACGGGCGAGTGGGGAGACATCTACCGGGCAGCCTTGCAGGGTGGCCAGATTACCGGCAACCCGATCTTTACGGGTGCCATCGGCATGTACGAGAACGTGGTAATCCATCAGGACGCCCGCGTTCCTTACGGCGACAACACCCAGAATCTCGTCTTCGATCCGATCACCAAGACCAAGGTGGCAGCTCCACGACCAGCGTGGCGCGCGGGATCTTTGTGGGCGCTCAGGCGGCGGCCATCGGCTTCGGCGGCGAGGCGGGACCCAATGGGAAGCCCCTCCGGGTACGATGGTACGAGGAACTTTTAGATGCCGGGAATCAACTTCGAATCACTGCGGGAATGATTTGGGGGGTGAAGAAATCCCGTTTTAATTCAGAAGATTACGCGACAATAGTTGTAAGCACCTGGGCTGCTTGAGAACTGGTTTGAGTCACGGAAGGCTCTTGACTAAGGGTACGGTGAGATGATATGAATAAGGCATGGAAAATAACAATCATGTCACTCATCGCACGTGTACGAAGTGCGGCAAGACGCTCCCCATTCAGGAGTTTGTTCGCATCAACCGAGAGCGTAGTTGGTTCCGTAAGGTATGCAGACAATGCACAAACCAACGGATACGCGATTGGTGGAGGCGTAACCCTGAATGGGCACAGGCTCGCTCAAAGAGAAACTATGAGGCACGACGCGAAGTTCTTCTCTCACCAGCAATGCGAGGGAAAATCAACGAGCGAGTTCGTGAGCGGGTTATTTGGCTACGTGAGCAGGTCTACAAGGGCTATGGTGCTCGCTGCCAATGCCCTAAGTGTCCTGAGATCAACGTCAAGTTCCTTACAGTCGATCACGTTCAGAATGATGGGCACCTTGAAAGGACTCGGGGCGTGGGCAAGAGACGTGGCGGTCAAGGACACGACCTTTACCGGCGACTCATTCGAGAAGGGTTTCCGAAAACTTTCCAGTTGTTGTGCTTTAATTGCAACTTGGGCAAGGCCAGAAATGGCGGTGTTTGGTTTGCCCCCACAATGACGGGATGGTGGCAACTTAAAGGAGTATAACCATGACAGAGGTCAACGGCGGATTTTACGCGGTCGATGATGTAGGGCTGATCTCCAACCCCCGAGGCGATAGCGTTCTCGGGCTACAAAGGTACACCCAGAACGGTCGGGTTGCGGGGCATCTCTACACCTTCAAGTCGGGCGTCTGGACGGACATCAACGCTCCGAAAAACTCCTTCTTCGTAGATCCTACGGGGTCGAATAGCAACCCTGGGACAGTTGAGGACCTTCCGGTTCTTACTCTGACCAAGGCAATCGCGTTATGCACTGGCGGCATCGGCGAAACGATCTACATGAAGCCTGGAGACTACACCGAGCAGGTCGTTATCCCGGTCGCAAAGAGCAACATTACCATAGTCGGTTTGGGCAACAAGGGCAGCATTTTTATTGAGGGTACTGGAGCTACCACCATCCTGACGAACAATGCCGAGGGAACCACCCTTGTCAATATCACGCTCGAAGGCGACGAAACCGTAGGGAGCCTTGGGCTTCTCAATCGCGGCAAGCGGTTACGGTATCGCTCAGGCAGGATTCTCAACGTAGCCACTTGCGCCAAGTTCACCTTGGGCACACCCACTGAGGTAGATGCGGGGATCTACAGCGATGGCAGCGATACGCTGTGCGACGACGTGGAGTTCTCATGGGCTACAGATGGAGTGGATCTCGTCGGTGTTACCGATCTAGTTAACCCTGGCGATTTTGGGACGACACAGAACTACTTTCGGCGATGCCAGTTCCATAATCTCTCAAACTCCTCGTTCAAGGAGACACCCTTGGGTGGGGCCACGCAGAGTTTCCGCGACCTGGAGATTTTAGATTGTATCTTCAAGGCCCTGGAAGCAGGGACCTTACCTACGGCCTTTGTGCTCCTCAATGGAGACAATGCAAACAGCGGGATTGTCAGCGGATGTCGCTTCCCCACGGCTCTACTCACTGCGGGCGGGGCTGGCAAGAGCGTGGTTTCTACCAAGCTCTATTGGACAGGGAATTATCACACAGGCGGGATCTCTAACGCGCAACCTACATAACGGAGGACTTTCACGATGGCGACTTATTTGAGCGACAATTACAAGGACCCGATCCCGGAAGCGCCGGGAGTGGGTATCCTGATATGCCGGGAGTTCCTTTTCACCGTATCTACGGCGTTGGCCCTGAACGACATCATCAAGCTGATGCCAGTGAACATCGGGATGCCGCTGGTCCTAGACGACTGGTTCGCGGACTTCCCTGAGCTGGATACCGGCGTGGACGCGATTGCGCTCCAACTTGGCGATACCGATACCGCCGCAAAGTTCATGGCGGCCAACACGGTCGGCCAGGCCGGGGGCAAGCGATTCATGTCGAGCCACGGGGCGGCCTTGGCGGTGCCTGTGGAGTATGCCCGTACCTCCGACAAGGACTTTCGGCTGACGGTTTCGACCGGGCCGGGCACGGGGGCGACGGGAGTGGCCATCCGGGGGTGGTTCAAGTACCACTTCTCCGGCATCGCATCGCCGGTCTAGTAGGAAACGCCTGATGGCGAAAAAGAAAATCCTGATAGCTCAGCCTATCGAGTGGGTTGAGCCGCCAGTGACCAAAGAAGAGGCGCTGAATCCTCATGTGGCCCCGAATGGCGTATGGGGTGGCGACGGCTACGACGGCGGGGGTGAGTTACCGGACGATCTCGACATCGACCGGATGATCTACCCTCACGACGAGGGGCCGGAGGAGCGCAAGAGCCGCGAGCGCAGAGCGAAGCGGAAAGGTGACATTCAAGGCTTTAAGGAGCAGGCTTTTCAAGAATCGCGGGAGTTTGAATTGAACAAAGGGAGTCCGCTCGGTGAGGGCGGCACTCTATCGGTCTACGACGAAGAAAAGGAGGAGTAGCATGGCCTACAAAACGAATCCGAATCCTGGCATGGATCAGACCCAGGAGGAAAAGGACCGCGCGGGCTTCCGCATCGACGTGGAGATGACCACGGGTGGGAAGTCCATTCCGTGCGACGAGCTCCCGGCTGGGCCAGAGGTAGGGAACCCCTACGATAGCGACGAGCTTGGCGAGGAGTACGGGGCCGTCACTTACAAGGGCGGCGAGAAGGTCAACAAGGGCGCCAACAAGCGTTAGGCGATGCCGGTCAAGGTAACGAAAACTGACGGGGAGTACCGCGTCTCCACGCCCAATCAGGTCCACGCCAAGGGCACAAGTAAGAAAAAGGCCCAAGCGCAGGCGAACCTTTTACGGGGAGTGGAGCATGGCTGGAAACCGACCGGCAAGAAGTCTCAGCACCAAATGACGCCCATGCGCTACCATAAACGAGGGGAGTAGCCGATGGATTATGGCCCCAAAGGTTCCGTCAAGCCGAAGATCGACAAGAAGAAGGTCCGTCCCTCAATAGACAAGGGCGGCACCCCCGTAGCGAAACCTTCCAAGGCGCTAGAGCAGGTGGACGGGGGCGGAAAGCAGAAGTCGCAGCATCCGAAGAAGGATCAAAGCCGCGTGATGCGATACTTGAAGCGGTAACAGCTATGGATCATGGCCGATCTTACCAACCTTCAGCTGATTGCCGAAATTACCAGCCGGATCAATCGTCCCGACTTTGACGGAATCGCCCGCCGCGTTTCTGCCGACCGAATCGACTTCTACAAAAAAGAGTGCTTCTACGGTGGCCAGGCTACCGACACCTCGATCAGTACCGCAGTCGGCACGTCTAACTACAACTACCCCACTGGTTTCGAGCAGGTCAATCAGATCCAGCTTTTAAACGGTAGCGTTTGGCTACCGCTGGCGCAGAAACCCTACTCCTACATCAACAACATCGACCTCGTACAGCCCGGAATCCGGTCGCTTCCGGCTTTGTGGGCACCCTATGGCTCTCAATTCCGGCTGTTTCCGACACCCAATGCAATTTATCCCCTCGAGCTGACGATGGATCTGCCGCCAGGTCCGCCAGCCGACGACGCCACAAATTTCTGGACTACGGCGGCGCAGAGTCTCGTTATCAACGGGACCTGTGCGGAAATTTGCAGAGTCTACACGCACGACGAACAGGGGATCAAGGACTATGGCGATGCGGAGTTGCGGGAAATAGTGTCGCTCGGGAGCAAGACTATTAGACTCAGAAATGGAATTAGAACTCGACCATACTTGTAGGTTTAATATGGCGTCGCTTACGTCGATTATTTGCTTGCTCTTTCGGGGTTGCCCACCTGCAATTTTCAGGCGAGTAGGGACCGTCGTTGTTGATACGGTCAATCGTCATTCCTGGTGGAGATTCGCCCATGTCGGCAAGGAAGTTCTCGAACGAACTTCTCCATCGTTCGCAGACCGTAATCCCACGACCACCCCAACGTGGATAATCCTTGTTACTCGGGGTTGTGCATCTCTTTTTCATGCCGCGCCAAATCCCATAAGTGCGCGAGTAGCGTTGACCATGAACAATTCGGGCCTTACGGAGGATTTGTTTCGTCAGACAACCGCAACTCTTGGCGCGTTTGAGATTAGAAGCGAGCATGGTTTTTTCCGTGCCACATTGGCATGCGACTTTCCAGAAGGTTCTGTGGGGTTCGGTATGGGAAAAACTAACAACAGTCAATGTGCCGAAACAAAGACCAGTAACATCCTTAACTTTGCGGCCACCAGGCTTAAAGTCGAAGTCGGGCATTTAGCGGCAGTATACCATTAGGAGATCCCAATGAATAACGGAAATGGCGTCCACTCAATCCCCTCTGCCCCCATCGAGCGGCAGCGGCAACTGCGGTGGAAAGAGGGTGCCCCAGAGATGGTCGAACCCGTGAGAGTAACGACCATGGCCATGCTCAACCAGTGCTGGCCCTATGTGTGCCCGCGGCTTGAATGGATCAAGCGGAAAGACAAGAGCGCCGGCCACTGGAGCCCTGAGCATATACGGTTCTACATCCAGGAAGGGTTGTTGAATCCGGCTATCCGCTATCCAGTTGAGTTGTATGTTGCGCTGGACAAGGAGGGGGTCATTTACGGCTTTCTCGCCGGCGCCGTCAAGATAGACCCGTACATCCAGATTCCCCTCACATACCACATCTGGGCGTTGTGGCTGAACCGGGCCATGATCGAAAGGATGATGCCCTGGTTTGATGGCATGGTGCGCGAGCGGGGGCTGACCGGGGCCACATTCGAGAGTGGCCGGATAGGGTGGATGGGGGCGATACGGAAGCTGATGGAGAGCGGGTTCTATTGCCATCAATACGTGTATAGAAAGGAAATCCGGCCTTAATGAGAGTCTACATCCGAATCGTGGTTGACATCAAATCAGGCCGTGTGCTTGAGGCGGATTCCTACGAGTATGAGGGTCAGGTCGCCGAGTGCAAGGGTGGAGGTGGTGGCACGACAACCAGCACCACGGGCCTCCCGGAATGGCTGCGACCTTACGCTGAACAGTTCATTCAGGCATATCAGGGCGAGGCTATGCCCGGTGGCGTCGTAAGACCACGGCCAGAGACTCTTAATCAGCAGGTAGCGGGATTCACCCCTGAGCAACAATCCGCGATGGGTGGAATTACCGCCTTGACCCCCGGCTACCAGAGTGTTGCCAACCTCGGTATTGGCCAAGAAGCGGCAACCATCGGCGGGGCCTATCTCTCGCCAGAGACAAACCCCTGGCTCAGAAAGACCTACGAGGCAGCAGCTAAGGACGTGAGCGGAACGATGCGGGGGGCTGCCTTACGTGGTGGTGCTTTTGGATCGAGCGGGGCGCAACAGGCGGAAGGCCGGGCCTTGGATGAATTGGCAACAAAAATCTACGGCGGGGCCTACGAACAAGAGCGCCAACGCATGATGCAGGGGTTACAGCTTCTCCCGCCGACCTTGTCAGCAGGTTACTACCCGCAGCAGGCTTTGATGGGCGTCGGTGCGCAGAAACAGCAGCAAGGACAGACGGAAGCGGACGTAGCATATCAGAACGCAGTCGCCGCGTCAGAATATCCGTTTTCGATTCTCTCAGGCTACGGCGGGGCTCTGGGCCAGGCCGGATCGGGCGCGGGAACTTCGACAACGAAGACGTCCGGAGGGGGCGGAGGGATTATGGGAACCGTGATTTGCACAGAATTGTACCGCCAAGGGCTGATGGATGAGGATACCTATCAAGCCGATTTGGAGTTTGGTCAAACCCTATCCCCGGAAATTTTGGCTGGCTATCACCGCTGGGCCATACCCCTGGCGAACGCAATGCGTCGGTCACGATTAGTAACCTGGCTCGTTGTGCCTCTAGCATTGGCTTGGGCCAAAGAGATGCAGGCAAGAGTAACCCATGAGGGAAACCGGTCAGTAATGGGCCAGATCTTGCTCAAAATCGGACTGCCGATTTGTAGATGGCTTGGCCGCGATAGATCCTTAACGGAAATGATTGAGATGGATTATGAGCGGATTTGAAGTCTTGTTGCCAGCAATCGGTCAAGCCGTAGGTGCAACGCTTTTTGGCGTACCTGAAGTAATGGGTGCCGCAGCGACCACAGGCGGATTGCTAGGTGGTGGGAGCCTTGGGAGTCTCTTAGGGGCCGGGCTGTCGGGTTATGGTGCGTTGCAGTCTATAAGTGGAAATCCTGCCGCCGGGACCCCTGCCCTCTTGGCTGCAAAGATGATGGGTGGTCAGGGACCAACCAGTACGGTGAGCGCCGGACCAGCGGTCAGAACGCCGGACTATTCCTCAATTGCAAACGCCTACTCGATTGCTCCGGGGATGGTGAATGAACTGATAGGGGGAAGGGGAGAAACACCGACTCAACTTTCACCCACGATGCCACCGTATTTGAACCTTGGCACAATGTCAGGAGCTCCGCCAGGAATACCTGGAGGGCCGACGCCACAGCAACCAGCGCAAACGCAGGCACCGCCAGGAATAGGATCTTGGGACGTGTATAAATCCATGCAAGAGAGGGCGCTAAAACAAGCAGAAATTAACAAGCCGTTTGCCATTGCGCCTGGTATCCGCCCCGGTCCACCTGTTCCGGTCACTGTAGGAAAACCGTTGGCTGGCGGAAGTCCTCTCCATAAGTACGCGGCAATGTTGCAGGGGTTGAGATAGAGTAAAAAAATGCCTAACGGAACAGACTGGTCCTCAATGGCATCTTCATTGATTCCTGGCGTCCTCGGCCTGCTTGGGGGTGGTGGACCAATGGGTGCTCTGGCCGGTTATGCACACGGTCAAGAGAGTCAAGACAAATATCGGCGGGAGATGGAAAAACGCAACCAGGAGATTGAGTTTAAGAAACAGGAAATGGCGTTCAAAAATACTCAGGTGCAACAGCAACAGCAGCAGATTGATATCCAACGTCAACAGGAAGAGAGATTAGGAATCAGAGCGGACGCTGAAAACAAATACGTTGCTGTGCAAACACAGACGCTTGATAGGGCATTGCAGAATGAAGAGTCAGCGGTTCAGGGTTTAAGCCCCGAAGAACTCAGACTCTATCATCAACTTGGCAAAGAGGGATACCGCAAAGACAGACTGCAAAGAATGGGGATAGAATCAGCGGGGAGATTTCTACCGACAATGGATCCGAAACTTTTTCCTACGCCCGAAAAAGCACAAGACTTCGCGCGTGCTATGGGCGATCATCTTGGTGGTTATTTGCTTGAGAAAGAAAAACAAAAGGGCGAAGCGGGCTCGCGCCGCCGATTTTATTCAACTAGCGATGGACGAATCTACGATGACAGAACCGGCGACTATAAAGAAGAACCGGCGACAATGAGCCCACGGGAGAGGATGCAGGCGAAGGCTAAACTGCTGGAGGCTTACAATAAGTTGCCCGAGATCCAAAGAATGACGACGCCCTTCAACCGATGGATGAGTGGGCCGGATGGCTTAGCAGCGCGGAAAGAGCTGAGCCTGATTGATGATGAACAGTTTGCCGATCTTCTCTCTTTTTCTAACAGTGAAGAAAAGAGGGGACAAGAAGCGGCATACTCTCAGATGTTCATCAATTGGCAGAAAAAGCAGGGTCGATTTTCAGCAAAAAACGAGGAAGCTTTTAGGGAATATCTCCAAACGCAGAAAGGCTCTGACGAGTTTGAGGCATTCATCTCAAGCCAACGCATGAAAGGCAGTCGGGGGGATATTTCTCCGACAAGCCAGCCGGCGGCGCATCCTGTCGAAATGGCCCCAAAAGTGGAAACCCCGACCCCGAAACAGCCAAGTCCAACGGCTCCGAAGACCTATGAAGAATGGAAGCGGATGCGTGGAGCCCGGCAATGATTACATTCGAAGACCTCGAAGATCCGCTATTCAAGCAGCTCCCGCCTGACGAACAATACAAGGGTAGGTCTGAGGTTTTCCGGGATCTGATGAAGTTAGACCCCGGCTTTGCCCAACTGCCTTTGGAAGAGCGAAGCAAACTTCTAATGGGGCCATCCGAGCCGACTAAGGGGCCGATGCGGGAGGGCTTGGAACGTGGTGTTGAGAAGGTCCTCGGAGTGGCCCAGGCGGTCGGTGGTGCCCCCGAAGCGGCGACCATTGAGGGCATGGAGGAAGCCTACAAGCACAGCCGAGAGCAGTTGGACCAATCCTTGCGCGAGATTTTCGGGAAAGCTGGCGAAGGGGTTTCCGATGTTATTGCTAAGGGTCGTACCGCCGTCGGTGCCGGCTTCTCTGTGTTTTTTCCGAATTTCATCAGCGAAGGTCTGGCCCCGCTCTTGGAAACAGTCGGTAAGGGATACGGGGAGATTGTAAGGCTACCAGGCTATATAGAGCCGTCTTGGGCTAAAGGTCTGGAACCGTTCGCCAAGGTAGCCGAAAGTCTGAGCCCCGACGCGGTGATGATCCTTGGCTTCAAGGCGGCCCACAATGTCCTTGGCCGCAACCCCACAAGCGCGACTGAACTCAAAAGGGCCACTAGGGACCCCAAGTTTGTCCGAGAACTGACCGACGCGAACAACATAGAGTGGGCTAGATACGCCGAAAGTGACATAGGGAAGTTGGCTGCGGAACTGGATCGTTTAGATCAACTGAGGCAATCCCCCGAAGGTGCCAAGCTACTCAGGGAACAACTCTCAAGACGAGAGGCGGGCGGGAAGGTTGAAGCGGAATTTGCCAAATTGCGCGAAGGCGCCTTGCCGGAGGAACCGAGCGCCATAAGAGAGGCTATTCCAAGGGAACTGCAAGACATACCGCTTCCCGAAGAGGCGGGAGTGATGGTTGGTGAGAGACTAGGGCTTCCACAGCCAAAGATTGAAATGATCCGCACGGCGCTTAGGAAAGAAGCCGCTAAAGAAAAACTCACCGCACAAGAAAGGCAGGCGCTTAAGGAAACATCTGTTGAAGTCAAACCAAAACGAGCGAAGGAGAAATTGGGACCAGAGGCGCAGCGCCGACTTGATGAGTTTGAGGCCAAAAGGCGGCAGATTATTGATGATGCGAGGATGATTCTTGCCGATCCGACCGCAGCCGAATACACCAAGGCGGCCGCGTTAGCCAAGCTTGATGAGTTAGGTATTAAACCATTCAAAAGAACCGCCCCCGTCAAAACGCCCTCCCCCGAAGCCCCAGTTGCCGCAGGTGAGGCGATCAGGCCGGAGGAAGGGGTAAGGGCAGGGCCTCCCCGCCTTGAACCCACCGAGGCCGGGATGCAGGGGGTATTGGCTGAGACTCCGCAGCGCGAGACACCCACAGGTGCACTCAGGGCAAAAGGCAAACAGGCCGAAGGCTTGACCCCATTGGAGCGGGCAACAATTCCTGAGACGCAGATGGAGTTGGGAGCGGAAGCACCGCAACCCCAAATTTCTTTAGCCGACGCCAAGCGGATCGCCAAGCAATTCCCCCTCATTAAGGGGGTTACAGAAAGGAACGGGGTTTTTGAGCCTCAGTTTGATGCTTGGTCGGCCATGAATAAAGCACGGGAGGTTATCGCGCAGCGGGAGGCATTCAAGAAAGCCGTAGAAGAAATGCCTGAGCCGCCACCCAAGGGGGGAGCCAGGGCTCCAAGGCCTCGCCTTGAGGATTCCGAAGTGGCACCTTCCACCTACATTCGCCGGAACTATGTGGACAACGATGGCCCAGGGATTTCTGTTCCACGGGGATTGGAAGAAGAATTTGGCGCGTGGAACAGGTGGATTAAAAAAGGCGGGACTCCGATTGAGGATATAGCCGAGGAGATGGTAAATGTCGGAATCTTGAGAGTGGAACCAGGAGAAGGCCCCCTTGATGCTCTGATACGATACCGAGCTGAAAAACCGGCTAAAGCGGGGTCGGCTCGATTCAGCGAGAGAAGCCTAGAAAAACAAACCGTTGCAGCAGCAGTCGAAGAGAAGGTTGTCAGTCTTACCGAAACTCCAGCCGATCTTGAATACAAAGGGAAGACCTATCAGGGAGCCGAGAAAGTGGAAGAGGGCATCAGACTCAAAGATGACCCCGACAAGGTGTTGACTAAGGCCAATGATATTCTCTCGGTTGAAGAAAAAATCCCGTTTGAGGTTCCAGCGGAAGAAGTTGGTGCACCCTCTGTAAGTGAAGTCGCGGCCGGCCGTGAAGCGGTCTCGCCAGTATCGGAGATGTCACTCAAGGATCTCATAAAGAAGGGTCTCCGTGAAGAGACTGGAGCCATCGGCGAACTCACGCCAGAACAGCGAGCAAGTGCCAAGGCTGCCAGAGACGCCCGCCGAGAAATCTACCGCCGGGTCCAACAATACGCCAAGAAAACAGGCAAGGATATCGCCAACGCCGCTGAGGAACTTGGCATGGACAAGGCGATGGCCGCGAGGTTAGGGCAGCAAAGCCGCGAACGGACCCCGGAAGTAGCATACGCCCAGCGACAGGGAACCCTGATAACCGGCACGGACCAAGTAAAACCAGGCGACATCGTTTATGACCGTCTTTTGGAAAGCTATGGATGGGTCAAAGGGGTCAAAGGGGTCAAAGGTCGAGACGTCCTTGAACTTGCCGAAGGTACGGACCGCTGGACCGCCGCAGTTGGAAATCGGCTGGAGGCTGCGCGTCGAGTAGGAAACCTTGAACTTATCAGAAAGGGTCTCAGCGATACGGGCAGCACTTCCGTTTTCGGCGGGGAACTTAGCCCGGAACAGATGAAGCTCGAGTCCGATGCGCGCGCCATGAGAAAGGAGCTTTATCATCGGATTACTGAGGGGGCCAAACAAAGCGGCAAGGACTTCATTGAGCAAGCTCGCGATATGGGACTGAGCCCATCACTGGCGACCCGGCTCCGTATTACCCGCGGATTAGACGAGGCGATAGACTCCTTGGGAAGCGCCGCGACGGGGCTTAAAAGAATCAATGAAGAATCTGCCATGATCCTTTCGGAAGCGGATCGGGTAATGGAGGAGGGCACCCTATCCAAAGAGCTCTATGCCGAGATGCGGCAGAAGTTCGGGCCAGCGCCGCAAACCTATGCCCGCCGTATTTCCGAGCGGGGGATGGATCAGGGGCGGATTCTTCTTAAAGAAACCGAAACGAATGTTCTCAAGGCCGTAACTGACTTGGAGGCTTACGGCGATGCTTTATCCGTGACCACTGCTAGGGCCGCACGTCAAACGATTCAGTCTGTCATCAAGGAAAGTGAAAAACAGGCCATGGCGTTCAGAAAAGACTTGGCTACTTGGGGACGGATCGGGCAGGCATTACAGAGAGCGCCGAAGCAGGTCTATTCTGAGGAACTGATTCAAGGACTTCAACGCTTGGGTATAGCAATTGATACCCCCCGCAGGGTGAAGATGCGGCTTCCTATTGACACCCAAATCTTTAACTCCATCAGGACGATCATCGAAGAGAAAAGCTGGAACGCGCTCACGCCAGAACAGAAAAGCCAGTTTGAGAGAAATCTAGTTGATACCTTTCGACTCAATTTATTTTCTCCGACCTCTTTCACCTTGGATACGGGATTCAACCTCACTGAAATCGGCGTTCAGGCCGTATCCGGTCTCGGCGGTGACTTGGTTCATGCTGCTAGGGGCTATCCGACTTTCCCCTCCCTCAATGGCATCTGGAAGGCGCTTCAACTTCGCAAGAACCTTTTCAGGGAGAGCGATCCTGACGTTTTAGCCAAACTGAAAAGTCGCTGGATGGTGCCGGAAGTGGAGGCAGGATTAGGGCGGACGGCACTCGGGGAGAGGATCCCAGGAGACCTCACTCTTACCGAATCCTTCACAACCATGGGGAAACCGGGAGCGTTTACAGAACGGGGGAACATCTACTCAGCCGCCTACGATGCAATCAAGGGAAGCCCGATGTACGCGAAGAGTGCCGTCGATACGGGAGTCGGAAGAATGGCGGCCAATATGACGCTCTGGCGCGAGGCGTTCATGGAGGCGGATAGACGTGGGCTTAGCGGCATAGAGCGCCAAAATTTCGTTGAACAATGGTGGAAGGATCTACCGCAGGGGGCCGTGGATATGGCGATAGAGGCGGGAAACAAGGCTAAGGCCAATATGCCCCTTCCTAAATGGGTAGAGTCTTTCACACGCTGGAAACCGACGCAGCTTTTCGTTGAAGCCTTCGGTAGATGGACGGCGCAGTTTCCGCGATGGGCCGGTGAGATGATGGGATACGACCCAAGGCTTTGGAAACGGTTTATGGAGGGAAAGTCATCACCGGAAGAAGTAGGCCGTTATCTGACCCGGATGGCTACTGGGATCGGCGGAATTTGGTTTGTGGATCAGATGATGAACAACAACCCGGAGGGCCACGTCGATTATCAGTCCGGCGAATGGGTGGATAAAGACAAAAACCGGACGCGCCTATCCGGGTTGGATACCATCATCATGCCGCTCTTTATATCGCAGATTGCCCGCGCTGGATGGAAAACAGCCATAGGAGAAGACCCGACCGACGAGATAGCAAAAATCACCGGGCTTTCCAAGTACGTTTCCATCTTGGGTCTTCGCTTCCTTTATGGTGGCGAAGGCGGAGTCTTGGGAAGAATCACCCAACAATTACAGACGGGTATAAAACAGCAGGGAAAACTTGATACCCGTGCTCTCACGGATGGACTCACCGATACCTTAAACCGCATGTTTCCAGGCCAAGCGATCCTGGGAACCATGAAGTCGATCATGGACCCGGTATTGCGCGAGGGTTTAGGAGCCAATTTGCCTGGGTTATCTTGGCTTAAAGACGAAAGGATTGATCTTGCAACAGGTGAGCCGGTTGAACCGCGTCAGAGATACTTCGGCGCTGAGATGCCTGCGCTTATGGGAACGCCAATCCCAGGCGCCACAAGGATTATGCCCGAAGTATCCAAGATGCTCGGTCAGTACGGGCTGTTGTTTTACCGGGGTCCGAGACTGCCGATTGCGGGTTATCGAGCAAGTGAAGCGCCAGAAGAAGTGACCCGAGAATGGGAAATTGCATTTGGCAAAGCCAGGTCGCAAATTTTCCGACAGGTCATTCCATCCATTCAGGCAGCCGAGATGCAGTTTCCGGTGGCACAACGGAGGCAAGGAACACCTTTTTACGAAATAGTCAGGAAAAAATTACAAACCTATGACTCAATGGCAGCTCGCCACGCAACAACTATCGTAAACGCTCGCCATCTCGCAAGAGGTCGTCTACCGCGTCAGTTGACGGTAAGGGAACGGCGAGGATCTGAATCTGAGGCAACCGAATAATGGGCGCTTATACCCCAGGGCAAGCAAAAGAGATTCCGATTGGTGACTTCGCGCCGGATCTTCCAATGGACACGCCGGGGATCATTTTAGACGCCGTTGGAGCTCGCCCGACGATTGCCGGCTTTCGCCCGCTCCCAAATTTAAGCGAGTTTGGGGATGCGCTCCCGACAAAGCCTCTTGGCTCTTATCTAGCCTATTACTCCGATGAGACGACAAAGCTCTTTGCCGCAACCGAGGCGGGGCTGTGGCGCTTGAACGGAACCAGTTGGGTCGATGCAGGGGTTTTCCCTTCTTCGCTATCCCATGTCCAGTTTACGCAGTTCGGCGATGATGTGCTTTGCGTCGGTTCGGGTGCCGTAGGGAACAAGCGCGTGCTGATTGCTGCTGCCATGGGAAATACGTTCAGCCTGATTGCGGGGAGTCCCCAGAACCCTACGGTAATCGTCGCTGTGGGCGGCCAGGTTTTGACTTTTGTCGGTCAAACTTGGTTCTCGAGCGCGGCGGGTGATGATACGGATTGGACTGCCGATGTCGCTACGCTCGCTGCTACTGGAACGCTTTATGATTTCCCCGGTCCTGTAATTGCTGCCTCTTCGGTCTATCGCAATGCCCTAGCGTTTAAGAAAAACGGGATACTTTTGGGGCAGCAGAGTGGACCACCCTTTTCTTGGACGTGGGAGCCGGTTTCGAACCTTACCGGCACTTGGGGTCAGGGTTGCGTGGTGAGAGGCCCATCATGGGTTGCGTTTATCGGCGTTGATAACTTCTACATGACTACCGGCTATGGCCCAGAGCCGATTCCGAATAACCTGGCTAGTTGGTTTTTCCGCACGGTCAATCGGACTTACCTGCCAGATACGCTTTCTTGGTACGACTCCGAAAATTCAACGATCTATTGGCATTTTGTCTCAAAGAATGCTGCTCTGCCGCCGACCTGTGATATGTTCGTGTCTTACAACGTGCGTGCGCGAAGATGGTGCGTGGGATATCTGCCTATTTCTTCGGTTCCCTACCTTGGCACGGCGAGCGTGGCGCTCCCTGTACCAGTGGAAGCAAATGCAACAGTGCTTTTTGACGGGGATTATAAACCTAATCGCTTCTTTACGGGCGCTACCAGTGTGGGCGCCATGACTTTGCTCACTGGCTATTACGGGCAACCTGGCGAACTTTCACAAGTCCTGCGGGCAAGGATGAAGTACAACACCTATCCAACTCTTGAATCACTTTATCCCTTTTACACTAACGTCTTAGGACAGGCCGATTCGACGAACGCCAGCGCCGTCGTAGGCGGAGACGGTTGGCACAACATGCTCCAAACCGGACGCTACCATAGATTCAGGCTCGCCACTGAAGGCGACTGCGAAGTGACGGCGCTGGCGATTGAGGGCAGAGCCGCAGGAGTTCGCTAAATGGCCCAGCGTTTACCAAATTTCAATCCGCCACGCTACCAACCTCCGCCGGCGGATCTCAATACTCGCTTCAAGGATTTTCTTACCTTCTGGCAACAGTATAATCAGTACGTAGTCAATTACATGCAAAGGGTAGGCACCTTTGTTCAGACGCTATCGGGTTCAGATGTACCCTTCGAGGCGATAGCTTCTGCGGCAAGTATTACCCCGCTCCAAGCCGTGCAGCCAGTGACAGGCACAGCGACGATTTCGGATATTAACGCCCCAGATGACTTTATAAAACTGACGCTGCTGTCGATAGATGGGTTCTCGGTGGCAACCGGGGGCAATCTTACGGTCGCTAAAACATTGGCGGCTGGCGAGTCGTTAAGTTTAGTGAAAAATTTGAGCAATGGTCTCTGGTATTCGTTTATCGCTTCTCAGAGCGTGGAGGGGCCGACTTCAGGGCCATCGACTGACAAAGCCGTTGTACGGTTTGATGGCGTGACTGGCAAGAAGATTCAAAATAGTGGCGTTGTCGTTAATGATCAGGATGACATAACCCTTCCAGGCGAGATTAACCATGATGGCACAAAGATCGGATTCAACGGGGCAGCGCCGGTTACACAGAGTACGGGTTGGAATATATCCAACGTAACGCTGCGAAAGACGTACAATGCAGATTTAACGACCTTGAATGAACTGGCGGATGCGGTGGGGACAATGATAAACTATCTCAAATCTCGTGGCGATTTTGCGGCATAGGAGGATAGCGAAATGATAAGAAAATATTGGCTCAGGTTTGCGCTGGCGTTTCTCTTGGGTTTCGCTCCGGTGATTCTTTTTGCTAAGACGTTCGGTACGATCACGAGCACAGAGGATGCCGTTGTCACTACCGACGTTGCAATCGTTACGAACGCGATGCTCGCCGGGTCGATCTCATCCTTTAAGCTCATCGGGACCGACATCCAAACGCTGGGAACGATCACGACGGGGACATGGCGCGCGGACAAGATTGGCCTTGCCTATGGGGGTACGAACGCGAATCTCTACGCAACGGGTGGAACTTCTCAAGTCTTGCAGCAAACGAGCGCGGGTGCTGCCATTACTGTCGGGCAGCTTGCTCACAGCGGGCTTTCTGGGCTTACCTCTGGGGACGATCATACCCAATATCTCCTCCGCTCTTTACTGACCACGCTCGGAGATACCCCTTACGGTGGGGCAGCAGGAGCATGGACGAGGCTGCCTGGCAACATAACTACAACCCGAAACTTTCTTCGTCAAACTGGAACGGGTGCGGTTTCGGATAACCCTGCTTGGGATACTGTTACCAAAACCGACGTTGGCCTTAGTGCTGTGCTCAATGTCGAGCAGGAACCTGCCCTCGGTAATCCTTCAGTCACAGGCTATGTCCTGTCAAGTACGGATGCAGGTGTGCGCTCATGGGTCGCGCAGCCAACATTGTCAAGTCTCGGTGGAATAAATGCAGCACAAGCTTTTGCTCGTGCTATGATGGGAATGTAGGGGTGGAAATGTTTAACTGGAAAAAATTGTTTGGGTCTTTACTGCTTTTCGCGGTACTGGTTGCCCCAGCAAGAGCCGACATCTATCTTGATACCACGAGCCGATCTTTAGAAGTTTTGCTCGGCGGGGCAGTGACCACCAATCAACTGCCGGTGGTAGTCAGTTATACCGATCTCAACAACTCGACGTTTGCGGCCACGGCTGCCGCCTCATCGAACACGGTGACGAACAGCACTACACCCGTCACCGTAGCGGCGGCTCCTGGGGCGACGACTACGCGGGTCGTTAAATACTTCTCGACTTATAATGCAGATACCGCGCCGGCGACGGTTACGGTTCGGTACAACGATAACACTACCACCAGAATTGAGATCAAGGTCACTCTTCAAACCGGGGAGAGCCTGTTCTACGGAGGGGCTAAGTGGTACGTGACGACGGCCAGCGGTGGTATCAAATCCACAGGTGTCTCATCTCTCACTGGTACAGCCAACGAAATTACCGTTAGCACTCCTACAGGCGATCCAGTTCTTAGCCTCCCCGCTGCCCTCACCCTCACTGACAAGACGGTGACAGGTGGGACACTTTCAGGGGTAACACTGAGCGGCGCAACTACCTTAGGCAATATTACTGTGGCTACGCCTTGGACGGTGACGGAAACATCAGAGCGACTAAGGTTAGTCAGTGGCGCATTATTACTTGCCACTACAGTTAATACAGGGACCGTTGCTGGTGCCTTAGTCTTAGCTAACAATACACCAATTCAAGCAGTTATTGGAAGTGGGATTAGCGTGGTTGGCTTATGGAAGCTTTTATCCACCAACGGGGCGGCGATTGGAAGTGGAACTAGCGCCAGCGTTGCCGTTGACGGCACGTTGACGATTACTGATATGCAAAAGGGAGTAGTTATAATCGGAGAAAGCAGCTTTGATGCCTGCGCGGTTTTTATTGTTAATGCAGGCTCAACAACTGAATGGAATGATCCTCAAGGGATTTTTAGTAATACGGTAGACACAGCATCTAGCATAAATGTTTATATCACTGGCGGGAATTTAACAATACAGAATAAAAGGGCAGGAGCGCTCACATTTCAGTATATAATCTTAAAGATGGGCTCTTTTTAGGCCTGGAAGGAGAAGAACAATGGATGTAACTGTCATAGCACCAGCAAAGACCATTTCTATTGTACTTACTCAGATGGAGTGGGACGTGCTCGTGTGGGCGAGTCAGAAGCATGGCAAGGATGTAGCGCGGCAGTTGTTCAAGGACTGGCTCCTGCACATGTGGCAGCAGAAAGAGAATGAGAGATTAAAAACGCTAGAGAATACAGTTCCGCCCGAATTGGCTGATGGTGGATAGAGGAGTAAAAACGGCGATAGTGGAGGGGCAATGAAAAAATTTATTCCGTGCTGTTTGTTTCTGGCGCTGCTGATCTACTCCCCTAGCTTTGCGGCAGGGCAAACCCCAGATGAATTGCGTCTGGAGATCATCCGTGCACAGCGGCAGACTGCCATAAGCGATTTTGCCCGTGGACAGACAAGCATCGAGAACGGTCAGCTTCTCATGCAGGATGCCCAGCGGCGTGCCCAGGAATTGAACGCGCAGGAGAAAGCGTTGGTTGAGAAAATCGAGGCGGGGAAGAAAAAGGAACCGAAGCCATGAAGCGTAGACTCCTGACTATTTTGGTTTTTGTTTTGGCCTTGGTGTTGGCTGTGCCGGCCTGGAGCCAATTATCGACCTCCACAGTAAGTGGGGTGGTATATGACGCTATCGGGAGCCCGTTACCCAAGACCACGATTCTCTTCAATGTCCCCAAGCAAGTGATCTCTAAGCAAGTCGTCGCTCAGAGTTTAGTGTCCGCGATAACCGACGCCAACGGGGCTATCTCGTTGAATCTCCCCCGACGAGCAATCGTCCAAGTAACGATCTCTACGGGGATGCCTATTGCTGGGGTGGTTCCAAACGCTCCCACTTCCACCTTTGCCGAGGTAATATCCAGGACGAACTTAGACCCGCTTCCTCCTCTAGTATTGGCTTCGCAGGGCGGGACGGGCCTTGACACTTCCAGTTCGTCCGGCATCGCGGTCATTACTGCGGGTGTTTGGTCTGTGGGAAACCTGACAGGTCCAATCACCTCATCTGGTCTCACCACTTCTGTCGGAGCGCAGACCGGCACGGGAAGTACGTTTGTGATGCAGACATCGCCGACCTTGATAACCCCAGTTATTGGAGCGGCAACCGGCACGAGCTTGAGTCTATCGGGGGCAATCTCCGCTTCTAATCTGTCTGGCACGAATACCGGAGACCAAACAATCACCCTGACCGGCGGTGTGACAGGTAGCGGGACAGGGAGTTTTGCGGCTACAGTTATTACTAACGCGAACCTTACTGGCGAGGTAACTTCAGTCGGTAACGCTGCAACGCTCACGAACTCCGCCGTCATCGCAAAAGTCCTGACAGGCTATGTGTCTGGCGCTGGCACCGTCGCGGCTACTGATTCGATTTTGCAGGCCATACAAAAACTGGATGGAAACATCGCTACCGCTGGTACTTTAGAGACCGGAACTTGGTCCTCCCCTAGCCGAGGTGTAAATACGGTTTTTCAGAACACAAGCGGAAGGAAGCGACGTGTAACCGGCAGCGTAACTGGTACTGACGCCGCTGATTACGCCCTTATTGAAGTAGGTAGCACTAATCCTCCAACTCTTACTCTTAGTAAGCTCGGAGCAATCGGATTTGTTCCCTTCAGTTTCGAGGTTCCTAATAACTGGTACTATAGGATCGGAGTGATCGGCGTTGCTCCCACAATCGACTTTTGGAATGAGTTGGATGAATAGAAAAGGGGAAACCATGCGTAAAACCTTTAATGGTTTGATTTTCTTGGTAGCTCTACTCTTGGCTTTTTCCAGCCCAGTTTCGGCTCAACTTGCGACCTCTGCGGTGAGCGGCATAGTCTATGACGCGACGGGCGCCCCTTTGGCGAGCATCCCGATTCTTTTCAATGTTCCGCAGCAGACAATTGCTGGCGAAGTCGTTGGACCGGGGCTGGTTTCCGCGATAACCGACGCAAAAGGAAACCTCTCGATAAATTTACCGAGGCAGGCAATCGTACAGATAACAATCTCCACCGGGATGCCGATTCAAGGGATTGTCCCGGACAGCGCCACTTCCACCTTCGTAGATGTATTGACAGGAACCCACCCTACTCCTCTACCGTGGAACCTGACGGGGCCGATCACCAGCGTAGATAAGGCGACCTCTATCGCCTCTCAGACGGGCACGGGGACGAAGTTCGTTGTCGATACCTCCCCTACTATAGTTACACCGACAATTTCGGGTGCAGTTTCTTTCCAGGACGGAGTAAGGCAAACATTCAATCCAAACGGCACGACACCCGGAGTCAACGTCGGAGCAAATGCAGGTGATCCCTCGACGCCAAGCAACGGCGATTTGTGGTACGATTCGACGGGGAATTTGCTGCGAGCACGGATCAACAGTGCTACGGTAAGTCTTGGAGCGGGTGGTGGTGGCGTGACGGCTGTCACGGCATCTGTCCCTTTGGCCTCCAGCGGCGGGGGGGCACCGAACATCACGTTGCCGCACGTTATTATTGCGGCCACCAACACCGCTATAGGAACTAGCTCACTCTCTAGCAACACCACCGGCACCTACAACACCGCCAGCGGGGCCAATGCGCTTCCTGCCAACACCACCGGCTACCAAAACACCGCCATCGGGGCCTTGGCGATGCAGATCAACACCACCGGCTTCTATAACACCGCAATCGGGCTCAATGCGCTTCTTGCCAACAGCACCGGCTCCCAAAACACCGCAATCGGGCTCCAGGCGCTGCAGAGCAACACCACCGGCACCAATAACACCGCAATCGGGTTCTCTGCCAATGTCTCTACAGGCAATTTGACTAATGCAACGGCCATCGGCGCAAACGCCTCAGTGAATGCCAGCAACAAAATCCGATTGGGTGACGCAAATGTAACTGTCATCGAAGGTCAAGTGGACTTTACTTTTATCTCAGACCAGACCAAGAAAGAAAACTTTCAGCCGGTGGATGGGGAAGAGGTGCTAAGGAAGATCAGAGATTTTAATCTCACGAGTTGGAATTACATCGGACACGATCCCAAACAGTTCCGCCACTATGGTCCAATGGCTCAGGATTTCTTTGCGGCTTTCGGACAAGACGGCATAGGGACCATCGGGACGCCGACGACGCTCAGCTCCGGCGACATGGTGGGAATCCTGATGATCGCAGTGCAGACGCTGGAGAAGCAAAACAGAGACCTCAAGGCGCGGCTGGAAAACCTGGAAAGGATAGCGGGGAGATGAAACTGATTTCCGAAGATGCTTTGGGCATTATTACTATGTGGATGGAGGCCCGTGGTGAGCCCCATGAAGGTCGGGTGGCAGTCGGGGAAGTGATCCGCAACCGCATGAAGAAGAAATACTCCAGTGACGGAACGGTAGCCGGAACCGTAGCACTGCGATATCAATTCTCCGGGTGGAACGATGATTACGGTAACAACCAGCAGTTGATTGCGTCACTCAAGATAGACGACGCGGACGCAATCGTTCAGGACTGTATCGCTGCGTGGAAGGAATCGGAGACCAGCGATTTAACCGGGGGGGCATTGTTCTATGTTAATTTGAGCATTGTTCAACCGGGATGGGCAAAGAAATGCAAGGCGGTAACGAAGATCGGGAATCACACTTTCTTTGTGCCATTGTGAAAAACAGCGAGGGGAAAATGAGCATAAATAACGGTAAGGTTTGGGTTCCAGTTGTTTCACTTATCTTGGCGCTTGGTGGAGCATACGTGACAGCGCAGGTGTCCGTCACTGAAAAACTTGGGAATAAAGTGGACCGCCAAGAACTGAAAGATGCAGTCAGGGATACCCGCGAGCAAATCCAGCGGGAGATGAATGATATCAAGGAAAATCAGAAGCTGGCGAGTGAGGAAATCAAAGAAACGAACCGGCTTTTAAGGCAGTTGATGTTAAGAAAATAAGGGGGGTTTATGGAAGCTCTTATGGGTCTTTTCAGGACAGCCGTCAGGCCGCTTATTACCCTCATGTTTGCAGGCGCCTTTATTTGGGGGTTTTTTGCGGGTCTTATTAGCGCCGATGCTTTTTTGGGAATCGCTGTCTTAGTCATCAAATATTGGTTCGATTCCAGGGATACCCCAAATGGAAACGAAAAACCGGAGGTAAAATGAACAAAAAGAAGAAAATTTCCCTTCGCGGGATGATCGGTTCTTTGATCGCCTTGGTTTTTCTTGGGCTATTGATATTGGCTCAAGGGTGCGCCATTCCCGGTAGCATGGTCGGCTTCAATGAAAAGCAGATAGAGGCTTTGGCAAAGATCAAAGATGCCGGAGTGTTCTGCTTTAAGGCCGATGCGTTGCTTTATGGAGGCGGAACCCTGGTGACAGCCAGCATTGACAAGGGGATCAAGGGGTCTCTTACGGTTGAGCCTGGGTGCGTGGTAAAGATCGAATCGAAGTAGGCGGTTTGGTTTTCACTTTGGTCCCTTCTTCACCCTTGGCGAGTGCATGTGGATAACCTCCGGTAACACTTTGAAGCCACTTCTTCACAAACTCTACATCTTCCGGTTTCATTTAGGTCTCCTTTTCCCACAACCACGGATGGGACAGCGATCCCACTTATCAAGATAACCAAGATAAATCCCATCGTCGTAATCAAATACCCACCGTTCAAGGTGTATATCCCAGGTAATATGCTCACACCACTTCTTAGGCTTTTTCATGGCTGATATCCTTCCCTTATAATGGCAGCTATAGAATGGGCAATATTAGCGAGGCCCTCATGTCCGGACTGATGTAGTGCGCTAGCTTTGATGTCCGCAATCTTCGCATCCTCTTTTTTTGTTTGCTTCCTCACTTCGACAGCAAAGGTGAGAAGTGTCTGGGAAAGAATATCAACCGCACATTGTTTGGTGATGCTGTCAAAAAATTCTCTATTCTGATTGACTACATCCCAAGCTATATTTTTTGCCCGTTCTTCCAGATTCATTTCACCAACCTCCTTTTGATCTCCGCGAACTGGTCCGGGGTGATGTCGAAGTCGTGGAGAGCTTGAGCAGGGTGGCTATTCGGGTATTTTGCTCGCAGTTTTTCTTCCCTCTCCTCCACCAACCTCAACACCAGTTCGGCGAGCCAGCGTTCTCTGCGTGGCCAACCACCATACAATAACAGCGTCTCTACGATCTCACGTAAGGGGGTAATTTGTTAGCCTTCGACGGAAAACCACATCTCTTCAGCCTGCCGTCCCAAATGGATCGAATAGGGATTCCTCCTAGATCAAGGCAACGTTGCCACACCATCGTTTCCCTTTTTTGATTTTCTATGGTTCTGATTGTCTCACTAGAGCTTTCACAAGCAGAGAGCAACAAAAAAGCTAACAATAAAAATTTCATCTTTTCGCCTCCATAAAATCCCTCCAACAGACCGCCGCCAAAGCCAGCATGGTCAATCTATGACCTTTGGGGTCATGTCCATTCCTGACAGTGCGGGCAAAGATGTCCCACATGCCTCCGCATCTTCCATCAGGGCTAAATATTTTGGCATAAACCCGAACGGCCTTTGCGCTCTCGGAATGAGATAGATTAGCGACGGCGTAATGAGTAGAAATAGCCGCACACGAGTATTTTTCAACCTCCCGTGCTATTTTACCCATCGCCCTTAAGTAGATCGGTGTCAGGTTACTTTTCATAGGACTTCCTCAAAATAAATTCCCTTTCTCATCACGGCAATTTAAGGGCTTCTCTTATACTGCGAAGTTCTTCAGAATCAACACACCCGGAAAGCCCCAGTGCATGATAAAGAGCACGTTTCCAACGTCTATGATCATAAGGTGCGCCTTGAAGCCGTTGGAAACTAAGAGCCAAATTGTGAGTTTCGACCAACTCATTTAACCTTGTCTGCCGGTCTTGCTTTTGAATTTTTATGCTACCCATCTTTCTCCTCCAGTCTGGCGCGGGCCTGGTTAAGCCGATCAATCACTGAACGCCAATTTTTTAATGGAGGCCCATCAAGTACTTCGTTTGCCTCAAAATATTCAACCAAGAGGGCAAGGTTTTTTGTGCTTATCACAATGCCCGCCGCTCCCGTTGTTTCAACCCCTCGCAAATCCGCTTTGAGTTTGTCGATTGTTCTCATGGAGTGTCCTTACTTTCGTTTTTCTTTTGAGGCGATAATCAAAGAGCGGCTACAAGTACCACAGTAAAACCCGTTTGATGAATTAGCAGAGTTAAAGACTTCATAACTTGCTTTTCGCCAGCCGCATCGGAGACAGATTGGTTCTGGCAGCTTAATCCTATGCCATGTTCCAGTAATATTTGGCTCAAGAAATGCCATCTTATTTTCTCCCTTTCTCCCCGGCCAACGCGCTAAGCAGGGATTAGCTTTCTCTGATTCGCCGTAGCAAAAAGTCATCTTCGATATCCTCTGGAATACCCGGCTTACCAGAAGCGGTACGATGGACAAAGCCACCTTGCTCACGCAAGATCAACACTGATTCTCGCCCTGTGCTGCGCTCCCACGCACATAGGGCATCATTGAGCCTGGTCAATGCTTGGGTTATATCTTTATCTGGATGTTCCATAAAATTTTCCTTTCAGTTTGTTTCCCGGCCAACGCACCACCCGGATTGAACCGTGTTCAAACGGAGCTCGTAGTGGCCTTGCTTGGACGCTAGAGATTGATTTGCCGCGCCTATCCAACAAGCAAGTCGCGCTGGCCGGGTTAATCTTCTTCATCTTCGATACACCAATCTTCTTCAAAATCCTCCAGTTCCCTCTCGCATTGTTTGTAATGTTCGCAGTTATCAACTGCGTCGTCTGAATTTAACATGCAATCATCCATGTCTCCCCTACAGAAACAGAGTGAGTAACAATCTGGACATTCATGGCTCATCCCATCTCCTTCCTCACGTCCTCAAGGGACCGGGCTTCAATTTCGGTGCATCTATTTTCGCCCCCTGGTTAACCCACACATCGCCTGCCTTCTCCAGCGCCGGTAGGGTGAGAGTAGCCCCCTGGTTAACCCGCACATCGCCTGCCTTCTCCAGCGCCGGTAGGGTGAGAGTAGCCCCCTGGTTAACCCGCACGTAGCCTGCTTCTTTTAGCGCCGGTAGGGTGAGAAAGATTCCTGACCGAGCGCAAATGGGCAAAGATCCCCGAAAATCGGGACAAACATATTCCAGAGCATCATAAGCTTCCTGATCCTCGTACAGGACCATAAATTCTGGAACCTTGACTTTATCCGCTGCGACGATAATCCGTTTTCCCCTGGTCTGGCAAAATGTAAATCTATTACCTGGATGGGCGTATCCCCACCCATCCGGGGCTTGCCCGAAAAATCCGCCGCTCGTACAGTCGGCTTTAGTTTGCTCTCCCCACTTAGGGCATTTATTCCATTTTCCATTCGGCGCGACTTGGAAATCTCCATAACTTTTTTCATTGGTATCGGTGCGAACAAACCAGTTACCGGACCGTTTAAGATTGTCCAGTAATATATAATCTAATTTTGTTTTCATCCTATTCCTGGATTTTCTGATCGCCATTCTGCTTGTTTACAAGCATGACAAAGATCAGAGCCTATGGAATCGGGTTGACGATATTTCCCGCATCGCACACACGCTCTACGAATGGTTTTTAGTTTTGTCCAATAACTTTTTTAGCGTTCTTCATTGTACCGCCAACGACAATATTCAGCTATAAGTAATGCTTCGGCTCTCCCATGATGTTTCTTTAAAGTAAGATCACTAGAGGGAAACAGTTGAGACGCTTTAAGCCTTGAAGCTTCTTTATCACTCCCACGAAGATAAAAGTGTTTTTTCCATATTTGTGGAGTAATTAATTCGTAGGGCATCCTGAGAGCAACTACCAAGCCTAACCAGATCCCGAAGCCCTTGCCGAAGTTGAAGGTCGAAGAAATCCCCTGTTTCGGCATGGAATGGATGGACTCGATACCCACTCGGCAATTCGATGATGGTCCAGCGAGTGCCCTCATCAAATAGTTACGCATCTGAGGGATATCGTAATCACGGCGGCTCTTTGCCCCTGCTACGGTCAGCGTGGGAGTATCGAACAACCACGGCTCCCCGCTATCGGCCAAGCCGGCTAAGGCTCCATCAAGGCCAGGGTCGATACCTATGAACATCATCGGTAAACTCCTTCCGTGGGGACAATAGACCCTCGCTCGGGAATCAGGTGCATCTGCCGGAGCCAGGCCAAAGCCCGAAGATAGCGGCTACCGTTCGGATGAATCCCGAGGCGCTCAGCCAAGGTCTCACGGGTCAAAGGCCCCTTGGCGGCCAGAACCTCTCTGAATACTCGTTGCTTGAATGGCTCTTTGAGGGCGCTCAGTGCGCCATCGTCTCCTCTCTCATAGAAGTTGCTGCAGGCCGGACTCATTTTCAGAATAGAGAAGTGTTCAAGATAACCCTCGGCTCGTAGAGTAGCGAGAGCTCGCAGGTATCGACTCCCATTCGGGTGTATCCCCATCCATCGTGCTACGGCCTCCCGATCCACTGGAAGCTGCCGGTGGTTCAACATCGTTATTGTCTCCAAAACCCGCAGCCCTCCGCGGTCCAGGCCCTCCTCTGGGCCGTTTGACCGCTGGCTTGAGGTAGATGCCTTCCGGGGTGGCGGGCTCGGCAATGGGGCGATTTGGGCCAAATTGGGACGGTTTGGGACGGCTGGTCTGGGATGATTTTCCACGAGGCTTATGAGCCGTGTCAGGGTGGTAGTGACAGTCGTGGCCATCTCGCCCCAGCGGTCTGTGGCTAACCGGAAATCCTCAAGCTGCTGCAGGTCTTTGGCGTTAAGGATGGGGACCTCAATGATTTCAGGCTCGGCTTGTGGCCTGTTCTTTGCTTCTCGCTCCAACTCGGCAATCCGGGCACGAAGCTCTCTGGGATCCTCTGCTTTGGCTCGCTCGATTGTGGCCACCATGCGCTTCTGGATCGTCCCTAGATCCACGTCGGCCAGCGTCGCGGGTGGCCGCTTCCCATGGACCTCCTTTGGTGTCGCGGCGCTGTCAAAGCTCAGGCGTCGGAGGATCTTCACGCGCTTTAGGGTTTTGAGCCAAGAGGGAGACCATACCCACGCCTCGCCATCCTCAAGGCCAGGCAGGGACTCCAAGAGCGTTTTGGCTTGTCCGTGATATTCCACCCAACCCTCGATTGCCTTGCGGTCTTGCGGGCTGGTAGTCCGTAGAACAATCAGCGTTTCGATTTGAGTCAGCACATTTTTGTTCAGGGCTGCCGACCGCTGCGTAATCATGGTGATGCCGAGGCCCCGAGCTCGCCCACGCCGGACGATGTTCTCAAAAGCCCGGAGTAACCGCGCCTGCTCCCGAAAGGGCCGTTGCGGAATGTAGTCGTCGGCCTCTTCCAGGAACAAATGAAGGGGGTCCTGGTTGCGGCGGTAGAGCCGTTCGGCAAAGTCGATGAGGAAGCGGATTTTATCGCCTTCACTGAACTCGGAACAATCCAGTACGCAGGAAAGCCGTTCATCAGCCACAAGGTCCGCAATCACCTGCCCGCCAGTGCGCTCGAGGGGAACGTCGCCATGCCGGCCGCCAAAAATGGGAATGGCGAGTCCTACGCGATGAGAATCGGACGAAGCCCTGAGCCCCCACCATGAGCCCACGGGATCCACAACTACGAAAGGAAGCTCGGCCATGAACATCTGCTCGGCCATGACAGCGGCGCAATTACTTTTACCTGCGCCCCTGACCGCCAAAATCCCAAAGGTTTGAGTGACGGCCTCCAAGGGCAGCGCGAGATTATCGGATATGCGGATCATGTTTTTTCCAATGGTTGAATCTATCCCCCGGCCCCCAGGATCACCAGGGGCCGGGGGTCCCACCGCAGGGAGCCTATGCCCCTTGCTACGCCGCGGCCGGGGTCTCCGGCTGGGGCGGTTCCGACTGCGGCTCCTGGCTGCCATTCTGCTCTTCCGGTTCCTTGGACGGCGCTTGCTGCGTGTCGCCTTCCGGTTCCGGTCTTTCGGGTTTCTCGTTTTCCATTGGCCTTACCTCCTTTCTATCCAAAAATCTTGTCCACGACTTCCATCAGGTACGTGGAGTCGATCTCTTTGCCAGCCTTTTTCCCTTCTTCCAGCAACCTAATGACCTCATAAAAGTAGGCAGAATCCACTCCCGTGAGCTGATCCTCCAGAACCGCCATGTCGGTCAGGTCCAACTGATTCAGGTCCCAAGCCATCTTGAGGTACTGTCCGGCGTCGATGTGCCAGCCACGTTTGAGAAACTTCCGGGTGCGGATGATCGAACAGAGCGGGTACTTCGACGTTTTGTATTTGAGCCGCTTGTTGATGAGCGAGACGAGCGCCGCGTTGGGAAGCCGCAATTCCCCGGTCTCCGCTTGCCAAGAACAGGTGCAATGGATGAAGTCGTAGTTGTCGTGGATCTCCTCCACCGACCCAAAAAACCGGATGATAAGCTGGATTTTGTCCGATAGCGTGATTGCATTCGTAGTGAGGAAAACCGGGCGGTACTTTTTCTTCTCCGGCTTCTTATCGGCCTCCTCTTTATCCTTGGCTATCTGCTCAACGAATGCTTCCGGTTCAGAAGGATCGTCCAACCCTTCAAAATACTGGTAGTCTTTGGTCCCGGATTCACTGGCGACGCCCTGTGATTTCACGACGACCTTGATGCGATCGAGTTCTTCCCGGACAGTGATAGCCACCAATCGGGCAGGATCATCCTTGAAACTGCTTGGCGGATTTTCTTTGAAGTGATCGACGTAATATTCGGCAACGGCCTTCGTGGTCTCCCTCGTCTTGAAGTAGATATCGAAGTCGTTGGGTTGTTCGCCTACCAATAGGGAAGTGATTGCCCCGCCTGTGCAAATGGCATCACGGCGAATCTGGTCCCGGAGAAGTTCAACGCTCACATGCTCCAACCAGTCGTCCAGCTTTTTCTTTAAGACCGATTTGATCGTTTTTTCTTGCATGCTACACCTTCTTGCTCCACACCTTCACGCCTGGGATTTGCAGCGCCTCTTTGTCCGTCCCGACTCGCTGTGTCAAATAGGAACACCCGTAGCATCCGGCTGCGTCCTTATGCTCGCTAATACCCAAGGCTCCATTGAGGGGAACAGCACCATTCACTATCGCTTGGAGATAGGCTTTCAGGTCGGTAATGGCCGCATACCAGTGGGTCGCAGAACTGAATCCCGTAATCTTCGGCGTCGCCTTCTGCACCGCCACCGGCGCCGGTTCCACAGGCTTGGAAAGCAACTCCTCAGCGGCCTCTTTGTCCCCGACCTGTTCTAACAACTCCGCAACCTCCAGGGCCTCGTCCTCGGCTTTCTTTCTTTCGATGGCTTCTAGCTCCAAACGCTTTTTCTCGGCCTTGCGCTTCTCTTCTTCGTCATAACGAATCAAGCCTTGCTTCAATGTGCGTTGCGCTTGATCCAACGGTTCATCGAATTTTTTCTTTTGAGCAACGGCTTCCTTGTGAGCCTTGTGGGCCTTCTCAATGATAGGATCAAAAACTTCCGCAACCTTCGCGCGCATTTCTTTGATAGCGTTCCAGAGACTACCTGCGTGTGTGTATGCGTCAGGATTTTGAATTTCAAAACTCGCTTGACCTATAAGCGATTTTGCTTCAACCTCAATCGTGGAGATTTCCATCTTGTATATGCCTCCATGTTTTTTCTTTAACAATGTAGTTCACCGCCTGCGGAGTGACGTTAAAGTTTCTAGCTGCTCGCGCTTGAGAAGTCCCGTTAGCCACTAGATGCCGAATCATTCGAACATCGTCGGGACGCAATTTTGAGCTTGCAACTCCTTCGCCTTTAGCTCGATTACGATTTTCCCTTCCTTTAAAATCCATTGGTGCGGACACCTAGCAGTTTTAGTACGCGCCTTTTTATGTCGTGGTTTTTGTTTTGCCTTCATGCCGCCTCTCTTAGTCTCACCACGTTTAGACAGCTAATAAAATCCGGCCAATCGCTTCGGTCATTGTGAAACCGCAGGTTGTACCGTTCATCGTCGGAGAGAAACAGCGTTGCCCGCTTGATAAGGCCAGGGAAAAAGCCGGCATACGCGGCTGTTTGAATTGCGTGATACTTCGCTGGCGAGCCTGTCTTTAGATCATAAAGAAACAGCCCTAGCTTCTGGTGTTTCACTAGGGCATCAAGGGTGCCAGCATATAAATAATCCCCGTGATAGTGGCAAGCCTCGACCTCCACCGGCTCAACAGGGTTCTCCTCTAAAAATTTCTGATAGGCCAGCACATAGCCCAGGATACGGGGATCTACTGAAGACCAATCGAGCTTGCCCAATAGCAGAAAGTGGCAGGCCCGATGGACAAGCGAACCTCTGAGCGCTGCGGTCTCGGATTTGGCAAACTCGGATATCAGTCCGCATTGATCCAAAACCTCAGTTACGCCCCAGAGCTTCTTGCCACCTAGCTTGTAAATATGGACGTCGTCGTCGTAGGTGAAGTCAGGAGGATTCACTGGCCTTAGCTGCCTCTCTTTCCTTCACGATCTGCTTCCGCCGGTTGTTCCAGATTTTGCAGACCTCCAGTTGCTGGGCGCCCGTCAGCCCCCGCATGTTCTGCGAGGCATAGTTCTCCGTGGCGAGGATCTCGTCAGTGGTCGCTCGGTTCTCCAGCCAGTCTGTGATGTTGGCTATCCATTCCCGGGACGAGATAGGAGTTTTTTCTTTCGTTCCTTCCGCCTTGACTTTCTCCGTAGGCTTTTCCCCTGATTGTCCCGCTCCACTTGGCGCAGGAGGCGTGCCAGTTCCTTGAGGTTGAGATTCAGCACTTTCAGATGATAAGCTGCCGTCTCCGCTCGATACTGGAGTCTCCACAGGATTCGGCTGAGTCTGCTCATTGGTCTCATCCTTTACCGCCTGCGGGATCTTGAGCGGTTCTTCTTTGACCTCGGTTGCTGTGGTCTCAATCGCTTCAAAGTCTTCGACCTCCTCGCGCATGTAGAGCGGACCTGTCGCCTCCGGGATGGTATCCCGTCCGCATAGGGCGCGAGCCCTCATCTGAAGCATACGGCCAGGGTTAGTGAACCAAGGGGAGTATTGCTTTTTCTCTGGCGTGGAGCCCTTCCCTCCCCATAGTCCGGCCTTCTCCGCCATTGCTATAGTGTAGCGCCGCACGGTAGGCTCAGAATCCCCGCGACGATGAATCGTGCATTCGCCGTACCCCTTGGCCAATGCCTCGTCGGGCGGTAGTTCCTTGGCGCTCTGACAAAGCGGATGGGATCGAATCAACATCCAATACCCATCACCCCACAAAGACGGCACGCCGTTTATAACTGCGATCCATCGGAGCGACGTCATAGGCGGGAGTCCTACCTCATTTCCGTACTGAATGGCCGCGATCACAGAGCCAGGCTTGCCTCTCAGCGCGAGCGGCACAAAATCAGTGTCTGCGATCATCTTGGCGAAGTCCCAAAGCTCTGCGAAGTTCCTTGGCTGGAGCGAGAGCGTCGGCGCTTTAGCGTCCACGCCTGTAGTGATCTCGCGCGCGGTTCTCTGAATCGGTGCTTGCGGTTTTTGTTCTTCTGCCATATCCCCTCCTATATCGCCAGTAAGAGTAACGCCAATATCGCCCCTGAAATCAGCATCCCGTAAAGGTCAACCCTGGTTTGCTTATTCATTATCCTCCTCCACTGACACACCGAGCGATCTTATGGTTGATCGGATATATGACAAGGTTTCCCCACTCAAAAACTTCGTAGCCACGAAACGCTTCAACAAGTTTGCGGGCTTCAGGTTCATCTTTGGCAATAGCAAATGCTAGACCGCTAGTGTAGTCAGGGCTAAATTCTGTCCAAACGAAAAGTTTAAGTTTTGATTTCATCTACCACCCACTCCTCTTTCAACTCAATCGGTTGCTCTTCCTGAGCCTTTGCCCACTGACAGAAAATCCAACTAACAACTACTACTGCGCCAAACCAGAGGCCGAGAAGGGCGGCTATCATGCTAAAGGTTTCCATTTCCTGCCTCCTTTTTCTTCACCCTTCTCAGTTTGATCCCGAGCAATAGACGCAGATGGACAGGCAACCGGCTTGCGACGGACCGGAAGAGCTTACGGAGAGTCCATTTACGTTTTCTCATTGCCTACCTCCAAGCCAGCTTTCGCGCCTTGCTCATGCAGCCTTCGTATTCCGCCCCGACAAACCCGTGTTTCTCTTGGCAGTCCTGCCTTGCGGCGGCGTAACTCTGCCTGGTTCTTACTTCGGGTCGGAGCCAGCGGAGGTTTCCTATCAACGCTAGGCCACCATAAAGAGCGATCACGCAGACCGCTAAGATAAGAACGATCAGACCCAGCCTATCGCTATCAGGTTCAGGGTGTTTTCTGCTCATAGCAGTTTACCTCCGTCAATGGATTTTCCTCTTACGCCACGGCCAAGGGTGGGCACGCTGCATTTTGACAACAGAGAGGAAGAGTAACCGATGGATTGGAGAGAAAAACGGCACCCCTTGACCGATGCCCCGGTGGCGCTGAGCATGGAGGAGTTGCCGCCTTTCTCGTGCCCGGCGCATTCTCTCGGCCTCCCAAGCTGCTTTCCAGCTCCAGTGACGGACCGGCCTGTTAGGGTCTCCCTCGGGTAGTGGCTTCACCTGTTCTCCTTCTTGGATTTTGCAAGCTTCCGCACCCAATAAGCTGTCAATCGACAATAGTCGGAACAATATTTTTTGCCCTTTTTAGGGGTTATCGGGCCATTGCAGCCACGGCATGTTGTACGGGGTCCCATTTGAGCGTTTAACGCCGTATAACACCTTATTTTGAGGCTGTCAACAAAAATCTTTAGGGGTCTTTACGGAACCCCCGTGAGGGCGCTACCCAGCACCGTTTCCCTTGGTAAGGAGATGGGAACCCAAGGAGAAAGCGTTATTGAGGATCGTATTCCTTGCCGTCTGCATCCCTGACGATCTCCATGCTTTCCGGCTCGTTCAGGTAAAACTCGTCGTCGAACTGACAGTTGATGATCTGGCAATTCTCTGTATGCAAGGGCGGATCTTTGAGGTGCGTCACCGTTACCTCGTTGCCATCGTGCCAGCGCACAACGTCGTCTATTCGGGGGGTAACAGTTGGAGCGTTTTTATAGCCCATTATCTTTCTCTTTCTGCCGGAGCTATCCGGCTATTGGCACCGCCATCCTTTCAATCGCCAGCGCCGCTAGGTACTGGATATGCGCTCGGTCTATCGCGTACCCATGATCCCGCAGGTGTGAGTAAAGACGGCCGGCGGTCGGAAGGCTCGCCTCGCACTCCGGGACTGGGCAAAGATGCTCGACTTGAATCTTTTTCAAAATTCCCTCATGTCCTAGCCTCAACCTTCCCTCTTACGTTCGTCCTCGTTGAGATTAGGGGGTGAGTTTTTAATCCGTTTCCACCGTTTTCATCACGGTTTGCAGTAGGTGGTCGTAATCGCCGCATTGTGCCTCTATGCTAAAAGCCTCTATTTCCTCCTTCGGGACCCCAGCTCGGCGCATCGCCTTGCGAACACCGCCGATAATCATAAAGGCGTTGCCATCGCTCTCGGACAGACTAAACTTCACTTGTGGAT